ATGGGGCATAGTATAGTTAGCGGGTTCTCCTCCTCCCGACGCATTGTTTTGCATTTCAATGCGACGCCCGCTTAACTAGGGCGTGCGGTTGCCTTTCCTCACTGCACGCCCACATAACACGGATCAATACATTGTCTGAGTTCATCATCAACTTAATATTAGATTTACATTCTGCTGACAGTGATGATGCAGACCATGAGCTTAACAAGCTGTGCGATTACATAACGGATAGGCTTACCATTGTGCCAGCGCAGACTGTACTACAATCATTGGCAGAGGCGCTCATAGAGCTGCACGAGCAAGTGCTGGAGAAAGCAGAGCAGACAGTGCATTGACTTACTGGTGGCATAACAGCGTTGGCATTACTTATAAATTGCGTGCGTTACAACACATTGGCACGCCGTTGCAGGGGCGCGTCCGCGTAACCAAAAGCAAATCTTTAGTCAATACTTTCGGATAAACTGAAAGTTAACATAATATACATTATCGGACATATACAGGTAAATTCACAGTATATCTAATGATTACAATGGGTTAGCCTAATATCAGTCAATATACAGCCAATATGAGCTATGCGTTGTTCCATTTAGGCGAAACTACACATCTGGCGCAGCGAGGAAGCCCCCCCGTCAACGGATTCTACGGGGGTAGTGTGTGTGTATAATCTCACACACACAATTGCCTATATTGCTTATCAAAAAAAAATAATTTAAAGTGTAATGGTGCATTACTCAGACTGCAAAAAGTAATGCACCTACACGGCAACAATTACGAAAGGATAGCCGCGATGAAAAAAGAATTACCAACTGTAGAGTATTTACGCAAGACAATACGTTATGATGCAACGACGGGCAAAATGTATTGGCTCAAGAGAACCAATGAGCATTACCCGCCTAAAACAGCAAACATTGAAAGATCAATTGAATATTGGAATAATAACTATGCTGGCAAAGAAACTGCAACCTACAAGGACGGCAGAGGTTATTTTAAATGCAGGGTCAACAAGATAGCTTACGGCGCTCACAGAGTTGCTTGGGCATTATACCACGGCAAATGGCCTGATAAGCAAATTGATCATATTAATGGGAATCCATTGGATAACCGCATAAAAAATATGAGAGTTGTTAGTGTGTCTGAAAATGGTAAAAATAAAAAACGCCCTAGCACTAATACTAGCGGAATTATTGGTGTATATTGGAATAAAGCATCATCAAAGTGGGTAGCACAAATAGGCGTTAATCGAAAAACAATTTTTCTTGGAAGTTATGACAATATTACAGACGCAGCAAACGCACGTCAAACTGCCGAAAAAAAATATAATTTTCACCCTAATCACGGGAGATAGGAGAATACCAATGGCAGGCAAAGCGTTACGCAGAAGAATACTTGCTGATGTACTAAGCAAAGGCGGTGCTGAATACTTGTTTGAGCAGATCGCCTCTGGCAATACCCTCACAGCCCTTGCGAAAGAATATGATTGCTCCCGGCAGTATCTCAGCACATCCCTCAAGACTATCCCTGAGTATAGCAACGCCCTAGCCAAAGCCCGCCAAGAGGCAGCGGATGCACTCGTAGAGCAAGGCCTAACAATGGTAGATAACTTAGATGGCGGCTCGACTAGCAGTGAAATAGCCGCCACACGAGAGAAGGTGCAGTGGCGTAAATTCATGGCAGGCTCGTACAACCAAGAGCGATACGGCAATAGACCCCAGACAAACGTGACAATCTCTGTGGGTGACATGCATTTAGACGCGCTACGCAAAGTCAATTCCGATTTGGCGGCAATAGACCGCGAGGATCGTGAGCGTGAAGCAAAGACGATTGACGCAGATTACGAGGATGTATCCGATGAGTGATAACCCATTACAAGAGTTTGTCCTACGTTACCGGGATGATCCAGTGCTATTCGTCAAAGAGGTGCTGGGCGCTACACCATACGATTATCAGGAAGAGTTCCTGAATGCTATAGCATCTGGCGAGCGCAAGATGTCTGTCAGGTCTGGGCATGGTACAGGTAAGTCAACGTCAGCATCTTGGGCTATGCTCTGGTTTCTCCTACTGCGTTTCCCAAATAAGGTTGTCGTCACAGCCCCCACGTCTAGCCAATTGTTTGACGCATTGTTTGCCGAGCTAAAACGCTGGATTAACGAGCTGCCACCCCACCTACAGCAATTGATTACCACCAAATCAGACCGCGTCGAGCTAACGTCGGCAGCATCCGAGGCTTTCATATCAGCTAGAACGTCACGCGCAGAAACGCCAGAGGCACTAGCAGGCGTTCACTCTGAGAATGTTTTATTGGTGGTAGATGAGGCATCTGGTGTGCCTGAGAAAGTCTTCGAAGCTGCGGCTGGCTCAATGTCTGGTCACAGCGCAACCACGCTACTCTTGTCTAACCCCACACGTTCATCAGGCACATTTTACGAAAGCCAAACACGCATGTCTAAGAGCTGGTGGACGCGCAGATGGTCGTGCGTTGATAGTCCGCTTGTATCGACAGAGTTTGTTGAGGAGATGCGTGAGAGATACGGCGAAGAATCAAATGCATTCCGTATACGTGTGCTTGGCGAGTTCCCATTAGCAGACGACGATACAATCATTCCGTTTCACCTTGCCGAAAGTGCAATACATCGTGACATTGAAATTACGCCTGACATTAGGCCAATATGGGGCTTGGATGTCGCAAGGTTTGGCACAGATAAGACTGCGCTATGCAAAAGATATGGCAATGTCGTGACGGATATTGAGGCGTGGCAGGGATTAGACTTAATGCAGACTGTGGGTCGTGTCATGGCTGAATATGAAAATTTATCGCCAAGCCTACGCCCAAACGAAATACTTGTGGATAGTATCGGTGTTGGCGGCGGTGTAGTTGATAGGCTGCGTGAGCTGGGCGCGCCAGTGCGTGGAATTAATGTTGGCGAAGCGCCTGCTATGGGCAAGACTTACATGAACCTACGCAGCGAGTTGTGGTTTAAGACAAAAGCGTGGCTGGAAGACAGGTCATGCAAGCTGCCAAAAAATGATCAGCTCTTAGCCGAGCTAACTGGCATACGATACGCATTTACCAGCGCAGGCAAGATGAAAGCTGAGAGTAAAGACGCCATGCGCAAGCGTGGGCTAAAATCGCCTGACTTGGCTGATGCATTATGTTTGACTATGGCATCAGACGCAGCCACAGCATTGTCTGGCGCAAGCATGAGCTGGAATAGGTCTATCAAGCGCAATCTTAAAGGCATTGCATGAATAAAAAAAAATTCGACAATTTGTCACCTAAGATGAAAAATTTAATGATGAACAAGTGGATTAAAAATTATATGAGCCGAGGCCTATCGTTGGAAGATGCACAATTTGCTGCTCGGTGGCGTGCTGGGACGTGGAAGCTATCAGATAGAATGCGTGTTGTACTAGCTAATATGGAAAAATTGTGATAGTTTGTAAAAAATACAACGCATAGGCTATAATTATGGCACAAAATAAATTTTTAAGCTTTCTTAACTCGCTAGATAAAGGCGCAAGTGACAGGAATAGCATTACTGAGTTTCTAGCTAATGTCTTAACACCGGGCGACGAAATGGAATATGTCAACGGCTCGCTTATGACAACTGGTGGTAAGCCTGTAGAAAACATTGGCGATAAAACATATTACGGCACGCTAGGCCAAGCTAACTTTGCTGGCAATGATCCAGTTAAAGATGGCTTACTATCTAAGATGACTGAAGCACCTGATAAAGCAGCTAAAAAATTTGGATTGCTAAATAAAGATGTGCAAGCGCCAAACAATGATGATTACAGCTTATTATACGGCGTAAAGCCACTCGGCCCTATTACACAAACTACGTTGCCTGACATAACTGACGAGCAAGAGTTCTTTAACTTTGTAGAGAAGTACAAGGATGACCCATTGTTTAAGGAATACATGGGTGACATGGAAATGATGCGCAAAGTCTTTGATTTATCTAAGCAGCAGGAATAAACTAATGCCAATTACAACATATGCAGAATTAAAGACAAATATTGCAGATTTTCTTAACCGAGATGACCTAACATCTGTGTCTTCCACGTTTGTCTCACTCGCAGAAGCAGATTTAAACAGGCAAATCCGTCATTGGCGGCAAGAAAAGCGCAGCACAGCGTCAATTGACACGCAATATAGCGCAATACCCGCAGATATGCTCGAAGTTATACGATTTTACATTACAAGCGGAGATACACGCCCACTTGAGCTAATATCACAAGCAGAAATGCTTGATCGCAAGTTTAGAAACCTAAACACAAGCGGACAACCAGCATATTACGCAGTTACAGCAGGTGAATTAGAGGTTTATCCAGTTCCAGATGGCACATACACGTCAGAATTGTATTATTTTGGTAAAACACCTGCATTATCTGACAGTAACACGTCAAACTGGATATTAGAGCATTACCCTGACGCATATTTGTATGGTTCGCTCATACATTCTGCGCCATACCTAAAAGATGATGCTAGAATACAAGTGTGGGCAGCGCTATACCAAAGCGCAATTGATTCAATAAACCAAGCAAGTGAAAAAGCTAAATTTGGCGGTTCTGGTCGTCGTATGAAAATAAGGGCATATTAAAATGAGTTTTTCTAATACATTCGAGACAACAGTTCTAACGTGGGCTTTCTCAACATCATCTGCGACACGCCCTACAGCGTGGCACTTAGCATTATACACATCAGCCCCAGATGATACTGGCGGCGGTACTGAGGTTTCAGGCAGTGCGTATGCGAGGCAAAGCGTTACATTCACAATATCAGGAAATACAGCGTCAAACACATCTGCGCTAGAGTTTCCTACTGCTACAGGGTCATACGGCACAGTCACGCACGTAGGCGTGTTCGATGCTGCGTCTGGCGGTAATTTAATTGCGTATGCAGCCCTAACAACAAGCAAAGCAATTGATACAGGTGATGTATTACGTGTGCCTGCTGGTGATTTAGATATTACGCTAGACTAATGGCAGAATATCGCGGCGGATTTGGTCTAAGCCCATTTGGATCATACAACTTTGGTTTAGATGGGTTCGTCACTGACGGCGCTGGCACAATAATAAGTGTCACATCAACTGCATCTGCTGCATTACGTGTAAGACTTACATCATCAATCGCAGTTGTAGCGGCAAGCAATGATATACAAGCCACAAGAGTACGATCTGCATCCGCGATTGGCGCAGTGGCGACATCGACATCAGGCGACATTGTCCGCGTTATAAGTGTCGCGTCTTCCACAAGTGCATCATCATCAACAGCGTCAAATGCCCAGCGCCTAAAAGATATTGCAAGCACAATTAGCCCGGCACTATCAACAACATCTACTGTTGTCCGCAAAAAGTCAGTCGCAGCAAACGCGCAGACATTATCGTCTAACAGTGCAAGCGCATTAACACTTGTTGTTATGGATGTTGAGCTTGCATCGCAGGTAACTACTGCATTCTCAAGTTTACGTGTGAGACTATCATCGTCTACGACAAGTTCAGCATTTTCTATTACGGCGAATGCTATTGAAAAATGGGAAATTGAAGAAAATACGCCTGAAACGTGGACAGTGCTTGAAAAGACACCCGAAACGTGGCAGTATGCAACTAACGCAGTCGAAAATTGGTCTGCCACTCCCCCAACATAGTAGGAATGGACAGTCGCATCGGCAACAAGCGAAACATGGGCAGACGCCGCATAGGAGAATTACATGGCTGATACTACAACAACAACTTACAGTCTGGTTAAACCAGAAGTTGGTGCATCGGAAGATACATGGGGTACAAAGCTTAACACTAACCTAGATAATCTTGATAATCTGCTAGATGGTACAACTCCCGTAACTGGCATTGATATTAATTCAGGATCGATTGATGGCGCAGTGATTGGCGCAAATTCAGCCGCAGCTATTACAGGCACAGTCGTTACAGCAAGCACAAAT